CCCCCGGAATTTGCGCGTTTTTCACAAAAACTGATCGTAGGTTTGCTTTGCACAAACAGGGGCGATGAGGTGACGAAATCCGATCCGAAAATCCGCGTCCTCGCGGACACCGTCGAGACGTGGCCGATTGAAGATTTGATCCCCTATGCGCGGAACGCGAAGAAGCACCCGCCGGAGCAAATCGCGCAGATCGCGGCTTCGATGCGGGAGTTCGGCTTCACTATTCCGGTGCTGGCGGCAGAGGATGGGACGATCATTGCCGGCCACGGCCGCGTCCTGGCGGCGAAGGAAATCGGCCTTGCCGAAGTGCCGGTTATCGTCGCTCGCGGCTGGTCGGATGAGCAGCGCCGCGCCTACACGCTGGCGGATAACAAGCTAACCGAGAACGGCGAATGGGATGAAGAGTTGCTCGCCATCGAGCTTGGCGAGCTGCGCGACGAGGGCTTCGACATCGACCTGATCGGCTTCGACGCGAAGGAGCTTGATAAACTGCTCGGGGTGGGAACGGTCGGCATGACTGACCCGGACGAAACGCCGGAGCCAGAGGAAGTCGTTGTCACGCGGCCGGGCGATATCTGGCTGCTCGGTGTGTATTACGAATGCGAAAGCTGCGGCAGGAAATACAGTTACGAGGAAGGGCGGGCGCTCGGCGAAGAGTGCGGCTGCGACGGAGCGTGAAGAATGGCGAGACTGATTTTGAAGTCCCGCCATCGCTTGATGTGTGGGGACAGCACCAGCGTCGATGATGTGGACAAGTTGATGGCGGGGCGCAAAGCGAACATCTGTTTCACGTCGCCGCCGTACAACGCCGGGTCATTGAACGTAAAAGGCGCCAAGTCCACCGGCGCGAAATATAAAACGTTTGATGACAACAAGACCGACGCAGAGTTTTTTGAGTTTCTGTCATCCAATATGGCGATCATGTTGGCTGTATCGGATGAAGTATTTTACAACATGGGGCTGGTTCAAGGTAACAAGCGAACCATCTTCAAACTAATCGACCATTACGGTGATGCATTCAAGGACGTGATCTACTGGAAAAAGAAAACGGCTGCCCCGCATATTCAGGAGGGCGTAATCAACAACCTTGTTGAGTTTATCCTGTGCTTTGGAGACGGGAAGCGGAAATTCAAAAATCCGCAGTTCGGTCAAGGAACTTACTGGAACGTGATCGAAGGGAATAACGCCTCTGGCAACGAGTTTTCAGACATACACAAGGCAACATTCCCAGTTTACCTGCCGCAAAACATTATCGAAAACTTTTCGGGCCGGAACGCGATAGTTATTGACTGCTTCGGTGGCACCGGGACGACGTTGATAGCTTGCGAGATGACCGGGCGATGTGGGCTGTTGATGGAGATTGACCCGGCTTACTGTGACGTTGCTGTGCGAAGGTTCCAGAACTTCACTGGCGAGGACGCTGTGCTGGAAGCCACTGGCGAGACCTTCAACGCCATCGCAGAGAAGGAGCGCGTCGATGGCACGGCTTAGGCTGAAATCGAGGCACCGCATCATCTGCGGCGACAGCACGGATGCCGCTACCGTAGAGGCTCTGCTCGCTGGCGAGAAGCCGAACCTGATGGTGACGGACCCGCCCTACGGCGTGAACTATGACCCCTCATGGCGGGCGCGCGCTGGCGTGAACCGGAACCAGAATAAGTTGGGGAAGGTCGAGAATGACGACCGCGCAGACTGGCGCGAGGCTTGGGAACTATTCCCCGGCAGAATTGCATACGTCTGGCACGGCGGGCTGCACGCGGGCACTGTTTTCGAGAGCCTGACCGAGACGGGCTTTTCCGTCCGATCGCAGATCATATGGGTCAAGGACCGTTTTGCGCTGAGCCGTGGTGACTACCATTGGCAGCATGAACCTTGCTGGTATGCGGTGCGCGGGACCGGAAACTGGACGGGCGACCGCAGTCAGTCCACGGTCTGGAGTATTCCTGCGCGCGAGGACAGCGGCTTTGGCCACGGTACGCAAAAGCCGGTCGAATGCATGAAGCGGCCCATCGAGAACAACAGCGAGCCGGGCGATGCGGTCTATGAGCCGTTCAGCGGCTCCGGGACGACGATCATTGCTGCGGAAATGACGGGGCGTCGGTGTTTCGCAATCGAGCTTAATCCGGCCTATGTCGACGTTGCTGTCCGGCGCTGGCAGGCGTTCACCGGGCAGGAGGCCGTCCTTCATGCGAACGGCCGATCCTTTGATGAAGTTGCTGCGGAAAGGCTGCGGGACGCAGCTTAGTCGAGCCTTCGATACTCGACCGGGATGCCCGCCGCAATGGCGGCGGCGATCCCGTACTCCATGCCGCGCGAAATGCCGAGATCGGTGTAAACGACGCTTGCTTCAGCGACACGAAGCCAAGCAAGCCCGGCGTCGATCCCCCATTGCCGCTCGGCGGGGTCGTCGTCGTTCAGGATGCCGGGCTGCGTATAGAGAAGATGCGAGGCGATGGGCGCTTCGCCTCGCGCAAGGCTGTCGCGGACGCACCGGCGCGCATATTCGATGTTGCGCGCTACGTCGCCCGCGAACGGGCTCTCCAAGATGACGAGCCGCATCAAAGCGGCTCCCCGTAATAGCGGGTTACCCGCCCGCATTTCTCCTGCCGGAGCGTCAGGCCGCTGGCCTTGGCAATGGCAGGGACGGAAACCGCAGGCCAGCCGGTGGCGTCCAGAATATCGCGGGTGGTGCAGCCCTCCGGGCGTTGCAGGAGGTTCGCGGCGATCTCGCGCTTCGTCGGGCCGCTCCTACCGGTCGGCCGCCGGCTGCGGGCTGCGCGGCCAGCCTCGAAGACATCGCGGAAAAGGTCGCGCATGAAATCGGCGTCGCGCTCCTCCGCGCTGGCGCGCTCGAACTTCTGCATGGCCTCGTCGATTGCGGTTAGGTCGGTCTCGGCAGCAGTGGCGGGCGCTGCTTTGCGCTTGGCTGCGGGTTTCGCGACCGGCTCGCCGGCTGCCTTCGCCGCGTTGAGCTCGGTCTGAATGGCAGCGCTGGCGGCCTCAAAGTTCATGTTGAGGATTGCGGTCGGCGCTGTAATACCAGCTTCGTCGGCGACCTTCAGAAACCGCTTCGCGGCGGCGTCCCGGTTGGCTGCGCGCTTGTACCCGCCGCCGGTGATGATGGCGGTCAACTGCGAAATCTGAGCTGCGGAAAGCTGCTTGGTCATTTCTTTTCTCCATCCATCGATCCAATCGATGGGTGCATGCATGTGTGCTTTTGGGCAAAGATCAATCGCAAAGTGCTGCACACGGATGAAGTTCTTTCGCGGGGATCTGAATGGCCGAAGATAAAAAGGAAACACCGCCGCAAGCCGGCATGATCACCGTCGCGCAGGCGTCCAAGCTCTTGATGGTGACGCCGCAGTGGCTCCGGCAATTGGCGGCGAAAGGTTACATTCCGAAGGCGGTGAAAGGGCACTATCCACTCGTCGGTGCGGTGCAAGGCTACATCCGCTGGCTGAAGGACGAGGAACGGCGGACGTCGAAAGTGCAGGCCGAAAGCGGCCTCAAGGCCGCCCGGCAGAAGGAAATCGAGATGCGCATGGCGGAGCGGGCGCGCGAGCTGATCGCGACCGAGGACGCCATCGCTGCGCTCGACACGCTGGCGGGCAAGGTGCGCGCTGAGTTCATTGGCCTGCCGGCCCAGATCACACGAGACATCGCGTTGCGTCGCAAGATCGAGGAACATGTTCATGGCGCACTCGGACGTGTGGCCGAAGCGCTCCGAAAGACTGCCGCTGCTGTTGAGACGGGCGGCGATGCTCTTGGAGCCGCCGACGAGGCTGACGCCTGACGAATGGGCGCGACAGAACCGCGTCTATCCGCCGAGCGCCGGCGTCCCTGGCCCGCGCAACCCCGCTCTGACCCCGTATGTCATCGCGTTTGAGCGGGCGGTCGCAGACCGCACGCATAAGCGGGCGGTGCTCGTGTTGTGCGCGCAGGCGGGCAAGTCGGATGCCCTGCTCGACATCATCGGTCATCACTTCGACCAGCGACCGGCACCGATGATCTACGTCGGGCCGAACAAGCAGTTCCTCACCGAACAGTGGGAGCCGCGGATCACCGAGCTTCTGGATCAGGCGCCCGCGCTTCGCCAGAAGGTGGCGCGCGGCAAGCGCATGACCAAGACGCGCAAGGTGATTGCCGGCGTGCCCCTTCGCCTCGCCCACGCCGGGTCATCGACGGCTTTGAAGTCCGATCCCATGGCTATTGCCCTCACGGACGAGGCCGATGAGCTGATGCGCAATGTGAAGGGGCAGGGCGACCCGATCACGCTGGTGGACCGCCGCGGCGAGACCTACGCCGACTTTGTCCACGCCATCGTGTCCACGCCGTCCGCCGGTCAGAAGGAGACCTACGTGGACGAGGAAAGCGGTCTGGAGTTTTGGTCTGAGCTGGAACCCGAGGACATCCAGTCGAAGATCTGGAGCCTTTGGCAGGAGGGCACCCGGTATCACTGGGCATGGCGGTGCCCTCACTGTGCCGAGTGGTTCATTCCGCGCTTCTCGTGCCTCGACATCGACCCCAAGCGCATGTCGCCCGCGCAGGCACGACAGCATGGCCGCCTGATCTGCCCGCGCAACGGGTGCGTGATCGAGGAGGAGCACAAGGAGGCGATGAACGCCGCGGGCGTCTACGTCGCCCCAGGCCAGACCATTGACGCCGATGGCGTTGTGCATGGCGACCCGCCTGAGAGCAACACGATCTCGTTCTGGGTGAGCGGTCTCGCAAGCCCGTTCGTGTCGTGGGCTGACCGAGCGGAGAGCTACGTTGCCGCCTGGCATTCCGGCGACCCGGAGGAGGTCCGGGCCGTGATGAACGCGGGTTTCGGCGAGCTGTGGTCGCCGGCTGGCGGTGACGTGCCGGAGTGGGAGGAGGTGCGCAGGCTGGCGCTGCCCTACCAGAAGGGCGACGTGCCGGAGGGCGTCGTCTTCCTGACCCTCGGTGCCGACGTGCAAAAGAACCGGCTTGTCTACGTCATCCGGGGATGGGGCGCGCGGCAAGAGAGCTGGCTCATCAGCGCGGACGAGCTCTGGGGGCCGACCGACGAGCACGATGTCTGGCTCGACCTTGAGGACGTGTTGTCCTCGACGTTCGGTGGGCTGCACATCGCGCGGGCCTTCATCGACGCCGGTTTCCGGCCGGGCAAGCCGGACGCCGTACCGGAGCACCGCGTCTACGAGTTCGCGCGGCGCCATAGCCGGCAGGTCTTCGCCACCAAGGGCTTCGACAAGCGCCCGACCCCGCTGAGCGTCAACCGCATCGAGGTCACACCGCGCGGCGGCAAGGCCAAGTATGGCCTCGACCTCGTTCGTCTCGACACGGACTTTTTCAAGTCGTGGGTGCACGAGCGGTTGCGGTGGCCGGAGGACCAGCCGGGCGGGTGGCACCTCTATGAGGGCATCACGGAGGACTACTGCCGGCAGATCGTGTCGGAGGCCCGCGTGAAGAAACCCCGCGCCGCAGGCTTCCAATGGGTGCGGACATCCAAGCAAAACCACTACCTCGACTGCGAGGCCATGGCCTACGCCGCAGCCTATATGCTCGGCGTCCAACGGCTTCGGGACGACGCGCGCCGGCCGGTGGTGCGGCAGCGCCCCGTCCGGCAGGAGGATGA